CACAATTAAAATCCGACTTCATCTCGACAATGACATTAAGGCTTGTTAGATCTTATTGTAAGGCATTTATTACTTCAACCTTATCATTTCGATGCTAGAGCATTGATCTGATGCGTCAACCAAAGGTAGCATGACCCTAATATCGTAGTTTAGATTTCTCTAAACTTAGTCTGGTAAACTGTTATTTAATGAAAGCCACAACCCTTTAGGGGGTGGGGTAGTTTACGATTGAAATCATCAAGATAACCACTTGTATTTATATAAGGCGGATCGCAATAAATAACCGAATTTTCCTCAATCGGTATTTGTTCGTAACTTAAATTTGTATAATTTAGAGTAACGTTGCTTATATTTTTTATATTATTAAATAATGATTTACATTTTTCTAATTTATTTTGTGTTTGAAGAATTGAAGATTTAGATAAACCATAATCAATATTAAGTTTCTTTTCTCTTAAAAGTTTCATTAAATAACTTTGCAACTCTAATCTTCTTTCTTTGAGATTTTCAGAACTGTATTTGAAATAACTCATCTCAGCGTATTCTTTTAATAAGGAATTGTCATTAAAGAAAATACTGTAATGAACGGCTTTCTTAAATTTTTCACATTCTTTATCATAAGCATAACCTTTGAGATTATTTCCAAAACTGAAACATATAGCAACATAAGGATCAGTATCCTTTAATCTTTCAAAATCTTCTCTTGAAATCCATCTGTTTTCATCCTTAAATTCACCATTTATAGCCATTTTAAATGCTTTAAATACTAAAGGATTCAGTTCATTATAGTGGACAACCTCATATTTCCCACTTAATAAAGCGCAATGAGTCATAGCACCACCCCCACCAAATAAATCATAAAAATGTTTTGCCGGGGGCAACTGTGCTATGATGTTTTCTGCTATTTTATTTTTAGAACCTTTGTATGGAATACCGTAATTCATTCTTACCAATCTGTTAAATCTACTGTAGTTTTCTTTAAATTTATATTAAGAACTTTCATAATGTTTTGAATAGGATTTATAAATGTTTTTTCAAAACATACATCATAATCTATTGTATTCTCAATATAAGGAAGTATCGCATTTGAAACAAATGCAACTTTGTCTGTATGAAAGTTATTAGGCTGTCGTAAAAACAGTATTTTACATTTATCACCGCCTTTGAGTAATGAAACTTGATTTTCAAGTTTGTTAGCTTTTACATACATATTATGATATATTGCTGCTTTCGACATCCATGGAATGTCTTTATCTGTAAGACTGTAGTTTACAGATTTTACAGAGCCGTTCATGGCTAAGTCATTGATATTTGCATGGATAAACTGCTCTCTGACCCCGTTAATCCAGTCTGCAACGGTTGACGGTTCATTTGTTAATATGTACTTCAAGGCTTTAGACAGATATTCTTTGCACCAGTTAGGGGTTGTTGCTCTGGCTAATTCAAGACCCATAACTTTTGGATATAAATCATCCTCAGGATATCTAGTACCCTCTTTATCAATAACATCTGCAAAATATTTTTTCTTAGCCACAAAGATTGCTGCAGTCATGATATTTTCACGTTTCATGCCGATAACGCTTGAATCACATGCATTAAACAAGGTTGCCATGGCTTTAATTGACTTTTGAATCACCGGCTGCATATGTTCATTTTCAAACTTATCTGCATAGTTACAGTAATCATCTAATGATTCATTTTTATGCAGTGCAATATACTTTTGCATAATAGGATTTATACCTACATAGAAGGAATCCGTATCACCATACACTATATAAGGTGTTTCAGAATGTTCCATATTTTGCAGATATTTTTCCATATTATTAGCACTAAGTTTGATGAAATATCTGCCGTTGCCGGTTATTGCCTGTGCAATCTTTTCATTAAACAATACGAATTTCGGCTTGCCGAACGCACCATATAATGAGTTCATAAGAATCTTTTGAACAAGCTGTTCAGTTTCATAGAATAATGCTAAATCCTCGCATTTTTCCATCAACGATGTTAAATCATCTTTACTTAAAGATGCATACTCAGATTCAGTATATTCTAAAGGGTCTTTCAAGGTATGCTTTCCGGTTGCAGATGCAGTATCTAAGCATTTTTTAAATACTTCATACATTTTTTCATAAGAAAGCATTTTATTTTTATCTTTTTTACGTCCATGATAGATATCAAGTACCAGTTTAGGTATAAGACCGATTTTTTCATTGCTGAATAATGCACCGTTGATACCCATTGAAAAGTTATACTTTTTAAGAAGTTCAATGGTTTTGAGTTTAACTTCATTGCTCAGATTTAAACAACGGTCTTCATCTTGATCTGTATAGTAAGTAAGAATAAATTCTCTTAACTCTGCAGGTGCTTTCGATAATGGTACATAAGTTTCAGGACTCATGTTGAAACTTACCATCGACAACAACGGATACATTGAGTTAACATCTTCAGAAACTACCCATTCATGCTTGCCGGTAACCGGCGGACGTACAAATCCCCCGATCACATTTGCAATTGTTTCAGATAACGTATGCGGTTGATCTACCAGATGAAGTTTATAAAATTCATTAAGAATGTATGCACCCCAAGGCTTTAAGGTATAGATTGATTCACCTATACCCACACCCATTCTACATGCTTTCGCACATGCGATATTTGTTAAATTCCTTACTTTATCTATAAGTTTTAACAAATAAACATCTTTAACACCGTAATAAACAAATTGAAACTGTAATAACTCATTTAACTTTTTCTTTTGTTCATCTGTAATAGTATTATTTTTTTCTGAAATCTTTAACTGCCGGATTTCCTCTCTGATCTGATCTGCATATGGTTTATCACTAATGATATAATCCTTGCCGGTATAGAATGAATCAAATGAGGTGAACTCATCATGCTCAATTTTACCCTGCTTTAATTCAATTTGTGAAATGTATTCAAGGGAATATGACGGTTGATTTTTCATTACCACGGATTTGTAGGCATCAATCATATCGATGAAAAAATGACCGCTTGAACGTAAGGTAATTTTCTTTTCGTTATTATCATCAGTTCTTATATCTAATGATACATCACCGTAATTTGATAGATTGTTTGAATCAAGTCCTAGTTTTTTTGCACGGTTATACAGATATGGAAAGTCAAAGTTATTTCCATTCCATGCATAGACAATTAAAGGATTTAACTTTTTGAAAATTGCAAAGAAACCGTTGAATAATGCAATTTCATTATCAAATTTAATATATTTGACTGGGTATTCAAGTTCAGAAAGTTTATTATAGTGATCTATAAAATCTCTTAAACCTAATACAATCATCGAATTGCTTTTACTGTCGAAAATCTGTATTAAGGTTACTTCCTCTAATGCTGTTTCGGGTTCCGGGAATCCGTTTCTTTTAAAATATATACTATCGTTAATAGGTTTCCATTCATTTAAAACCTCATCAAAGTATTCATAATTTTCAAACTTTTCATAAGAAACTTTGATTTGTTTAACTGATAGATCTTGTATATATTCATTATGCCTTATTTTTAAGACTTTATTATCAAATGTGTTTTCTACAAATGATTGACCGCTTCTAGTTTCTATATCTAAATAAAATACTCTAGGATTAAGATTGAATTGTTTAGTGTCCCAGAAGTGATCACGAATGTAAACATCCACCGGTGAACGTACACCAAAATTGCCGTCAGCTTCTTTTTTAGTTCCTAAAAATTTAGCAAGTTTTATAGTTTGATCTGTAATACATGTATATGTTCCCTGTGAAAATGGTTTATAATATTCCCATTTGTTTTGAATCTTGAAACATATACTTCTATTTGTTTCAGTGTCAAATACTCGAATGTAATTATCCCATCCGGCTCTGTAATTGCTTTCGTACAAATAACTCATTGTGAATCCTTAATTTTTTATTTTTATTATATATTATAAATATTTATTAAAATGTGATTTATATCACATAAAATATGTTAAAAAGTTCTTGACAAATATTGAATTATATGATTTAATTAAACAGTGATTTATATCACATTTTAATTTTTTGAATATTATATAATAAGCAAAAAAGGTTTTCAAAAATGGAATTATACAATGCAGATTGTTTAGAACAAATGACAAATATAGAGCAAGGCTCTATCGATATGATACTTTGCGATTTGCCGTATGAATGCACTCACAATCACTGGGATAGTATCATTCCGTTTGAAGATTTGTGGAAACATTATAATAGAATTATTAAAGATGATGGGGCAATCGTATTGTTCGGTCAAGGTGTATTCAGTGCAAAACTTATTTGTTCAAATCTTGATATGTATCGATACACTTTGATTTGGGATAAGTGCAGAGTCACAGGGTTCTTGAACGCAAATAGAATGCCTTTAAGATGTCATGAAGATATTTTAGTGTTCTACAAAAAGCTGCCTACTTATAATCCTCAAAAGACTTTGGGTGCAAGTGCATCACATTCCAGAGGTGCAAATGCAGAGTCAAAGGGAAACATCATGGGTGATGGTAAAATATACGGCAAATATAATCAGCTTGACAAATCTGCATGTACCAAAACAAATTTGAAATGCCCTACATCGATTATTAAAATTCCAAAAACCCCGAAAGATAATCTGCATCCTACTCAAAAGCCGGTTGAACTTCTTGAATACCTTATAAATACATATACAAATGAGGGTGATTTGGTTTTAGATAATTGTATGGGTTCAGGTTCAACCGGAATTGCATGTTTAAAAACAAACCGGAATTTCATCGGAATTGAAAAGGAAGTTAAATACTTTAATATCGCAAAAGAGCGTATAGAAAATTTTGAAAGTTTAATGCTGAAGGATTGGTGAAAAACATGATTTTTAATTCAAACTGTTTAGAAGTTTTAAAAACAATAGATAAAGTTGATTTAATTTGCACAGATCCGCCTTATAAACTTACTTCAAAGGGTAATTGTGGGACAATGGGTGGTTTATACAAGAACAAAGAAACGCTTGCAGGAAAAATTTTTGACAACAACGATATAGAAGTATCTGAATATGCAGGATTATTTTATAACGTATTAAAAGATAACTGCCATTGTTATGTGATGTGTAATAACAAAAACTTGATCGATTTTCTTAATGAATTCACAAAAGTTGGATTCAAATTTGTGAAGTCTTTAATTTGGGACAAACAGAATAAGATTTGTTCAAGTTATTATATGTATTGCTTTGAGTATATTTTAATGTTCAGCAAAGGAACAAAAAGTATCAATTTTCCATCAACACCTGATATCTTAAGTATTCCTGTTAAAAAGTTAAAGAATGCGGATGGTAGTAATCAACATGATTGTGAAAAGCCTATTGAACTTATGAAGATTTTGATTGAAAACAGCACACAGAAAGGTGAAACTGTCTTAGATCCGTTTATGGGAATAGGTTCAACTTGCGTTGCATCTAAAATGCTTGAAAGGGATTATATCGGTATTGAGATAGATCCTAAGTATTTTAATATTGCAGAAGAAAGATTGAATACAGTAAATTCTGAAGATTGGTAGAAAAACAATGATTAAATCTCCCTTAAACTATACTGGAAACAAGTTCAAACTGCTGAATCAGATTATTCCGGTGTTTCCAAAAGTTCAAAAGTTTGCTGATGTGTTTTGTGGTGGTTTGAACGTTGGGATCAATGCTGATGCAGACATCATTTTTGCGAATGATCGAATGAGTCCTTTAATTGAAATGTATGAGTATTTTCAACTTCATTCAATTGATGAAATTTTAAGTGAAATCTCTAGCATTATAACTTTCTACAGTTTAAGCAAAACAAATCAAGAAGGATTCTTTACATTAAGGAATGATTATAATGCAGAAAAAGACCCTTTGAAATTGTTTGTATTGTCTTGCTATTCATTTAATAATATTATACGTTTTAATAATTCCTTTGAGTACAATTCAAGTTTTGGAAAGAATAGAAGTAGTTTTAATAAGGAAATTGAAGAAAATTTATTAAAGTTTGTAAATATATTAAAAAATAAAAATGTAATATTCAGTTCAAAAGATTTTAAAAATTTTGACTATGAAAATGCAGATTTGGTATACTGTGATCCGCCTTATTTGATTTCAAATGCCATGTACAACGATGGGAAACGCTGTTTTGGTGACTGGTCTAAACAAGATGATGCAGACCTATTGCAGATCCTTGATGCGGTGCATCAAAACGGCAAAATGTTTGCTTTGTCAAATGTCATTGAACATAAAGGACTTGTTAATGAAGAACTTCTGGAATGGTCTAAAAAGTACAATACCATTGTCTTGAACAAAACTTACAGTAATTGTTCATACAATTTGAAAACAAAGGCTGAGAAAACTCAAGAAGTTCTTATCACAAATTTTGAAAGAAACGATTTAATTGAAGATTGGTAGAAAACATGAATACAAATTTGCATAAGGCAAAGATTGAAAAAAATGATGAATTCTATACACAGTATTCAGACATACAAAAAGAAGTAGATGCTTACCTAGAATACAATCCAAACGTATTCAGAGATAAGACAATTTTATTGCCATGTGACGATCCTGAATGGTCTAATTTCACCAAATTTTTTGTTCAGAATTTTGAAAAGTTTGGATTAAAAAAGCTAATAAGTACTTGCTATATAAACACGAAAAATAACTGTCAAACAAATCTATTTGAAAATTATGATTGCTCACAAAATTTTAACTCGCATGGAAAAATTTTAATAGTGACTAAAGACAATCTTAATTCAAAATGGCAATACTTAAAAGGTGACGGTGATTTTAGAAGTTCTGAAATCAAGGCTTTAAGAGATGAATCTGATTTTATCATCACAAATCCGCCATTCAGCCTTTTTAGAGAATTTGTATCTTGGATATTTGAAACCGATAAAAAGTTTTTAATTATCGGCAATATGAATGCAATAAAATATAAAAAAATTTCCCCTTTAATTAAAGACAATAAAATGTGGCTTGGTAAAGGGTTCAAAAGCATGGTAGGGCATTTTATTAACAAATTTTATACAGATTATGCAACAGCAAGTGATCATAAAGAAGGGATGATTAGAGTACCCGGTGTAGTATGGTTTACTAATCTTGAACACGGTATAAAACATAAACCATTATCGTTATTAACCATGAACGATAATTTAAAATTTAATAAAAAACTAAAAAATCCTAAATATCAATATGCATACAAAAAGTATGATAATTATGATGCTATTGAAATACCATTGACAGAAGCAATACCATCTGACTATGATGGTGTAATGGGTGTTCCTATCACATTTTTAGATAAGTACTGTCCCGAACAGTTTAAGATTGTTAAATTCAGAAAGGGTGATGATGACAGAGATTTATCAGTAAATGGCAAATGTCCATATTTCAGAATTCTTATAAGGAAAATCAAGTAAACATATTATAATTTAAATACGGATATATTCATGAATTACGGAATACCCTATAAAGGCTCTAAAAATAAGATTGCAGAAAGTATTTTAGCACAATTGCCCCCGGCAAAACATTTTTATGATTTGTTTGGTGGGGGTGGTGCTATGTCCCACTGTGCATTATTAAGTGGGAAATATCAATATATACATTATAATGAGTTAAATCCTTTAGTTTTTAAAGCATTTAAAATGGCTATAAATGGCGAATTTAAGGGTGAAAACAGATGGATTTCAAGAGAAGATTTTGAAAGATTAAAAGATTCCGACCCTTATGTTGCTTGCTGTTTTTCTTTTGGGAATGATTTCAAAACTTATTGCTATGCAATAGACCGTGAACCTTTCAAAAAAGCTGTACATTACAGTATCTTTTTTGATGATAATTCTTTATTTAATAAGTATATAGATTTAAAAGATTTTAAATATAGTTCCAGCAATCCAAGTGAAAGAAAATTAGAACTTCAAAGATTTTTAGCAATTCTTTTAAGAGAAAGTAAAATTGAAGTTAATTATGGTATTTCTGATTTTGCAATACTTCCATCTCAAAACTGCCTTGAAAGGCTTTCCACTATTAATAATGGGGGGTACTTTTATCTAATTTAAGTTATGATGAAATTCCTATTGAGAATGATTCCGTAATCTATTGTGATCCACCTTATATCAATACAAACACATATCTTGATAATTTCAATCATGATAAATTCTATGAATGGTTAAGGAAATGCAGAGAGAAAAATCAACAAGTTTTCATCTCGGAATATCAAATGTCTTCAGATTTTTTTGAAGTGTATTATACGGAACGTCATGAAATAATGAGTACTACACAGAATACCCACAAAGTTGAAAAACTGTTTTCAACATTAAAATACAGCCCGATAGAACTTTTTGAATGGTAAAAATGTGACAAATAACATAGATTTTTTATTATTTTTATTATATAAATATAAATATAATATATAATATTTTTCAAACAAAAGGAAAATTTAAAAATGTTTTGCAAAACAATTAGAAACCCAGCAAGAAAAAGATTCGTTAAAGAATCAAAAGAAGTGACCGTTTTTGTTCTTGAGCCATCCGAAGTACCGTTTGAAGCCATTGAAGGGTGGGATGTGAACGATTACCATCTGCATGATGGCAGCACATTCTATGCTTTTGATGATGATTATGCGTATCTTTGTGGCAAAGTATACGATCCATCTAAAATTAATGTTCCTAAATCATGCAATATTTACGGTCTTGTAGAAAAAGGCGATAATTTACGTGCTGTTAAATTTGACCCCGAAAATGAAGACCTTGTAGGCTGCTTAGTTATTGAAAAGGATAGTAAATGGACTATCGATGAAGAACTCGTATCGTTAAACGATTTCATCAACGGTCGTGGAATCTATGATGTTTACATGGTTGAAGATGTACCGGAAGATACCCTTGAAAAGATTGTATTAGAATATGCTTTCGATGAACTTGAAGACCTCGGTTTTGAGGGTGGTCTTGAACGTACAGAATATGTTCCAACCGATGTAGATACCTATGATGTTCCTTATAATATCGACTGGGGTTCATACATTGGCGGTAGCGATTACGTTGTTATCTACAACGGCAAGATTGTGAAGTAACGAATTCCTTAGAAACAATAGAATCTAAAGAGATTTTGCAAAAACTTTGCAAAATCTCTTTTTTGTTATATAATAACTAAAATCATTTCAATAGGGATTCATTTTATGAAATATATTTATATTAAGCTACTTCATTCAATAATTTTTACATCTGCAATTTTAGTTGCTTTATACTTAAATCAGATGTATTTTGCTATCGGCTTTGCAATCTTTGCAGTGTTACTTTATCCGTTCAAGTCGGATTTTGAATCAAACAGTAATGATGAGCAGTATAAAAAGAACTTTGCTGATATTGATGCAGTTTTGAAAGATCACGAAAAGGCACTTGTTGAAATTATTAACAAGCTTAAAAATCAATAATTGTATGCTGTCCCGAATAATCGGGACAGTTTTTAAATAGTTCCGGTTTCTGCAACCGACATTCCGCTGGTGAATTCATCAAGATAATCAATTACTGTATACTTAATTCTAGCTTTAGTGTACTTGATTTCAACATCTACCGCCATATCAAACTCTCGTTCATGACTGAAGAATAAGTTATCATCTACATATACATCAAGCTTGAAATCACCATGTTTATAATCTTCCAAGGCTTCAAAATGGATAATCTTTCCGATTGCATTGATATTATTAATACTTGATTCAAATTCAATAGCAATCTTATCTTCCGGTCTGGTATCATAACTGTAATGATAATATCCCACTAAACTGTTGCTGTCCCAGTAGTTATGATTTACTCTAGGTACTGCATAGATGTGAATAGGGAACTCATTACCATCAGTATCTCTATAAACTTTGATTATATCGGTCTTTGGATCTGTTACTCTATTCTCATAGAAGTCAAGACCCGATATTGAAGTTGCTGCAAAATTGATGTACTGACCAAATGTAAGATTTGTAAATTCAATACGGAACTTATGATTAGTATCATCTTCTTCTTCATCATCTGGAATTTCCGGTGATAAAATATTTGCAGTAAGAACCGCAATATTATCTTCATCCTCACGGGTAATCTTGATCAAAGTCTTTTCCGGTAGAGTTTTTTCACAAATCCTTTCAATTTTAATCTGTTTTAAATCTATGTAACCGTGATTACTGCAGTTCAGATATAATCTAAGCGGAAATCTGTGGATATTCAACCAGTTAATAACCCCGATTGCACAATCATTGATTTTTATAACACATGGTACAATGTCGTTCTTTACATGATCTGCAACAAATTCCATCTCAAATTTTATCCATTCATTATAGTTAAATGGATATTTGATTGTATGTGTATTATCAAGCAGCCATGCATCATCAATCAGTTTAATGATATGCAATGAATACGGCACATTTCGACTGCTGTCATAAGCATAGATAAATCCGCAGTTATCTACATCATTAAGTTTCATATAAAAACTTAATTTGACCGGATTCTCGGATTCCTCAGAACTCGCTGTATTATAAGCAAGTTTCAAATAAGGGGTATCAAGATGAAATGATGATAAATCTGTTTCAATCGTATCAGAAACACGGATAAATGTATCATCATCTTGCATAATGACCTGTGCAAGAATTTCATCACGGTTCAGAGGATCTACAATACTTACATCAAAAATCTTTGAACTGGCAATATTTGATAAAATATCCCCATTACGTAATATTTGAAGTTCGCTGTAATCGGTAATCCATTCACCGTGTTTAAAACGTTTTAAATTCATTTTTGAAATCTCTTTTTTTATTTATATTTATATTTATATAATAAAAAATATAAATAAATATAATAAAGCATCTCCCCATGGGGGTGAATTTAATTCAAGAAAGGAAAAATAAAATGTTAAGAAGATTTTCAAAAGCCCCAAGATTTTCAAGAAGATTTTTAAGAGAATCAAAATACACTGTACAACCTAAAACGAAAGCCGAACTGCAACAAATCATTTTAGATACTATTGAAGAAGAAGGACCAGAATGTGACCTAAATTTCATTGATACATCACGTATTACTGATATGAGTGAACTTTTTTGTGGCATGAAAGATTTTAACGGTGATATCAGTAAATGGAACGTATCAAATGTTGAAAACATGGAAAGCATGTTCAACGATGCTACTGCATTCAATCAGTCATTAAATAACTGGGATGTTTCTAATGTTGAAAATATGTGCTGTATGTTTTTCGGTGCAGATGCTTTCAATGGCAAGATAAACAAATGGGATGTATCTAATGTCATCAATATGTCAAATATGTTTACTTATGCGGAGTCATTTAATCAGCCATTAAATGACTGGGATGTTTCTAATGTTAGAACTATGGCCGGCATGTTTTCTTGCGCAAAATCATTTAATCAGCCATTAAATGACTGGGATGTTTCTAATGTTAAATATATGCAAGGAATGTTTTCAAATGCAGAGTTGTTTAATCAAAATTTAGAACAATGGGAAGTGTCAAGTTCTGCAAATGTAATGAACATGTTTAATAAAACAAAGCTAAAACGAATTAAAAAAATACCAAAATGGTTTAAAATACTTACAATGTAAGGAAGTGTTGATAAATTATATAATTTCAATCAACTTTCAAAATCTGTGTTCTTGAACACAGATTTTTATTATTTTTATAGTATAAATATAAATAAATATAACAATAGACATCTCCCCATGGGGGGGGGGGTGAATTTTAATTCAAGAAAGGAAAATTTAAAATGTTAAGAAGAACCCCAAGTAGATTTTTAAAAGAATCAAAATACACAACCCAGAAAAACAAAAGAGGTAGACGTGTAAACGAAGGTATTTATGATGAACCTACATATAATGATTTCAGAACATGTGAGGAATATTCGTTCGGTGGTCAGATACTTGATGATACCAAATTAGGCACACTACTTGCAATTGCAACAAAAGATAAAGACGTTATTCGTGCCGCTGAAAAAATCAATGAGTTTGCAAATGGTATTTATAACGAAAAACATGTAAAAGAATTTGCAAAAACAATCATCGAAGATTATATAGATGACATGCAATTGATGGATATTGAAGATATTCTTGAAGAATGTGACCCGGAAGAATATCGCAATGTTTATGACATTTTTACGGAATATCGCATGTATTATCAGCAAGAAAATGACTAATAAACGTAATATTTTGTCATAGTTTCATTAAATCCTCTTAAATCATAAGATTTAAGAGGATTTTTATTTTGTGATATACTTATCATAATTTTAAAATACAATTAAAAACTTCTTGACTTTTTATAATAATTGAAGTAATATAAAAGCATAATAAGACGTTGGAGAGATAAAATGATGCATTATGAACTGAAAGAGAAACATGATTTTGATACCTTTGAATCAATGAGCATTGATGGTGATTTTTCACAGTATAGAAAAGTTAAAGTTTCTATTAAAAGCGGTAATACTGTTAAAACCTTGATCCGTGTGGTTAAATACACAAAAATTTACGGATTACATGTAGTAATCAACAATCAGAGATATTTAAAATCAGCATTCAACAGTTATTATGCATAAGAGGTGGCATTTCATGAACAAGATTAAAAAACTTTCAAATACTAGACCTGTTCAAATCCTTGTAACTCTGAACGGCAAGATTATCAAACATTTTGATACTGTCAAATACAAAAGATAAGGATTTTAATATGATATATAGATTAAAAACAGAATACGCATATGACTTTGATATACTTATCAGCACCCCGGAATTTATTGAAGGCGAAGAAGTTGCTCTCAATATTTTTGAAAATGGCTGTATCACCAAAATAGTAAAAAGAATAGTCCACTTTTCAAAGAAAAATGGACTATACATTATTTTTAGGAATAAAATATATACTTATGAGATGTTTTATGTTATATGATTAACTTAATCCAAGTATATCCATGATATCATCAGAAGTATTTGATTTTTCTGCTTTTTCGATTTTGATAGTTTCTTTGACCTGTTTAGATATATCTTTCATAGTATCAAGAACTATCTTATCACTATTTTCTTTATCGGAAACAGTATTAAAATCGGTAATTCTGTCAATATATTGCATATGTTCATAATCAACATCCATCATGAAAGAATCTGTTTTGCCGGTATAACGGTTCTTAGTGAATTTTACTAAAATCTCTTTATTTTCTTTCATGTGTTCATCTTGAAGAATGAACATCATGCAGTCTGCAGTCATGGCAGTTCCAACGGAATCGGAAATGAACGAGTTATCAACACCATCGGTTTTATTAACCGAACCTCTGTTTAACTGTGATGCAGATATAATCGGTATTTTAAAATCTACAGCAACGCTGCGTAATTCTTCACCGATTGATTTAATGTAGCTGTACAGACCGGCACTCGGACTCAATAAATCAGATTTCATAATACCTAGATAATCTACCATGATAATATCAAATTTCATATTCTTTTCAGCACGGTATTTATCAAGTAAATCTCTGAGCATCAATGAGGAGAATGAGCCGGGGGCATATGCTTTTACAGAAAACAGACCTACTTTACCGGACATCATATATTTGTCAAATGATGATAAAATCTGATCTCTCGTTACCGGCATTCGATTAAGATTTTGAAGTTCCCCATCTGTTTTTGAAATATCGGAAAATTCATTAACATTGATATGCAATACATTTGCATGAATACGTTTCATGATTTCCTCTTCGGACATTTCAAGGGAAAGATATAAAATGTTCTTGCCGTTTGAAAGCATATTAGAAACAAAGTCACACATCAATAATGACTTTCCAACACCTTGCGATGCAAGAATGACATTTAATGTCCCCGGAAGAAAACCGCTGCCTAATCTGCTGTCAATCTGTTTATGATTTGTCTTAATACCGATGTTTCTTTGCTGGTAGTACTCAATCATATGTTCTATATTACTGAATTCAAGACCGAGTTCTGAATCAATTTTAATCTTTGCAATTTCATCAAGATACTGTCTTGCTTTTTGCTTTTTATCCTCATTCTTTTCTGCAAGACCTTCAGCACCGATTTCCAGCATTTTATAAAATAGAAAGTCTTTTATAAATTTAACTGTTTCATCAAGCATAAATGTGGAATTCTTATTCATCTCACATTTAGAAACAGATTTTAAAGAATCGACAATTACCTTTCTGGTTTCAGCATTCGGTACATCTTTAACCATGGAAACTATTGAAATTTCCTGAGGTATTTCATGATACTGTGTATAATAATTCTTTATAAGATTAAAAACATTCGAGTTACCTAGATTCTTGAAATACTTCTTATCTAAGATTGTAATAGCCTTTCCAAAGTATGCTGGGTCGTAAATTAAGCTTTTTAAAATAATTGTTTCAAAGTCCATATCAAAATTCTCTTTTTATTTTTACTATATATATTATTATATTCCAAATTTAGAAAAATATAAATACATACATATGATTTACTCCGAAGCTTAATGCAAAATTCTGTGATATACATCACAAATTTTGCATTTATTTTACTATATAATGCGAAAAAATATTTTAATAAAAAGGTGCTATTTTGAAAGTTTTAAGTTTATTTAGCGGTATAGGTGCATTTGAAAAGGCACTAAAGAATATTGGGAAAGATTTTGAACTTGTTAATTACTGTGAGATTGATAAATATGCAAGCAATGCATATTCTCAAATCCATCATGTAAGTGAAGATTTAAACTTATGGGATGTTACTAAAGTTGATACATCAAAATTGCAAGGCATAGATCTTGTAACATATGGCTTTCCATGTGTTCCTAGGGGTTATAAAATCAAAACCGATAACGGTTATAAAAACATTGAAGATATCAAGGTTAATGATTTAGTATTAACCCATACAAATACCTATCAGCATGTACTTAAAACCATGAACCGTTTCAGCGATCATATAAATCACATTAAATGTGTAGGATGCGAAGATTTACAGCTTACCGATGAACACCCGTTATATGTTTTAAGAAACAATGAATTCTGCTGGATTAAAGCAAAAGATTTAAATAAGCTTGATTATATAACATATAATATAAATACAAATTCAATAAAAACAGATATTCCTGATAATGCTTTATGGCTGCTAGGAAGATATATTGCAGATGGATACAAAGAAAAGAATACCCCTAACAGACCTGTATTTGCTATTGGAAAAGCTAAAGTAAAAGAATTTGAACAACACATCAAAGATTACAGTTACACTGTATTCCATGCAGACCGTTCAGCAATTGAATACAGAATAACCGATGATTATTTGTGTGAACTGATTAAAAATCTCCCTACCGGAAGTATAAACAAACAGATTCCGCAATGGGTTATAGATTTACCGAAAGAACAACTTGAAATATTCTATCGAGGTTATTTCAGCGGTGACGGTCATAGCAGAAAAGACCGTGATTTAGAGATGTTCTGCACTGTAAGCAAAGAACTGTATCTAGCTTTGCAGGAAATAATCATCAAACTTTATAATGTAGTACCAACGGTAAGTATCAGACATGACAATAGAAAAGATACATTTAATGATACATATAATGCACAGTATTCATTCAACCCTAAAAATCAAAAAGTTATAAATGATCAAATCTGTGTACCGATTAAAGAGATAACTAGAGAAACTAAAGAGATCGAAGTCTTTAATTTTGAGGTGGAAAAGGATAATTCATATACAGTTAATAATGTTATTGTACATAACTGTCAGGATATATCTATTGCAGGAAAACAAAGAGGTTTCACCGATGAAGATGGACAGCAGACTCGTTCTGGATTATTTTTTGAAGCATTAAGAATCATTACAGATTTACAACCTCAGTATGCAATTGCTGAAAATGTAAAAGCATTAACAAGCAATGCATTTAATGATGAATTTGAAACGGTAATTAAATCTTTAGCCGATGCCGGTTATAATAATTATTATTCGGTATTGAATGCTAAAGATTATGGAATACCTCAAAACAGAGAAAGGATTTTTATTGTATCAATCCGTAAAGATTTAGATACCCATGAATTCACATTCCCTGATAAATTACCGTTGACTAAGACTTTAAAAGATCTGCTTGAACCAAAAGTTGATGAAAAATATTATATCAATAATGACCGTGCTAAAAATCTTATAGAGCAGATTAAATCAAGATATATTATTACTGAATCAACCCCGGTTGACGGTACTATATTAGAACCTAGGGCTAAAGAGGTATGTAACTGCATAACAGCAAGATATGATGCCGGAATACAGAATCAGAAGTCTATCGGATGTATGGTTGTAGAACCAAACAAAGATCCTATTGTAATTGGAAGTATGCAAGAACATACTGCAATAAAAAATGATGGTGTTTGCCCTTGTTTAACAACTGCAATGGGAACATCCGGCGGTAATACACCAATGGTTGTTGAAGATGATGCACGGATTAAATATATCGGTTCATACGGAAGTGGGGAAAGAAGAAAAGTGTATGACCCGGATGGTTTAAGTCCATGCTTAAATGCATCGGATTATAAAGGTGCAACTAATATCATTCAAGTAGGTAATCTAATGCCGGAAGCTAAATTTAAAAACACACAAAGGGGCAGAGTATATGATCCTGAGGGTTTAGCACCTACTTTAAATACTGTAAGCGGTGGCAGTTTAGAACCTAAGATTATTGAAGTTCCATGTGCTATTGCAAGCAGAGGTCGTAATCCTGATAATCCGAATGATCGAACTACCGGCAGTCCTACTGAACAACGATTAGAACCTAATACAACAAATTGTGCAAATACTTTAACCACAGTTCAAAAAGATAACTATATCTTAGAACCAAAGGTTATTGATGATACAGTAGGTTTTAATGATGAACCTAAAATTTATGACAAAACTGTGCCTACATTACGCGCTGAACGATACGGATTGAAAGTTACGGAATGCAATCCAGAATTAAGAATAAGGAAATTAACCCCTAAGGAATGTTTCCGACTTATGGGATTTTCAGATGAAGATTTCGACAGTATTAAAGGCATAAGCAATGCACAGCTTTATAAAATGGCTGGAAACAGCATTGTTGTAAATGTACTTGAGGAAATATTTAAATCTTTATTCTTTAGAAGCTTTTATTGGTGATCTTTTGGTTATTTTCATTTGTTGTTTAGAGGGAACATTAGTTCCCTTTTTTGATCTACCTCACAGCATTTTTCAATAAAGTATGATACATTCCGAATATATTTTGAGGATTTTTGACTATGGAAAAACTTGACTTTATTTCGATTAGCACAGATGACGAAGTAGAACTTTCAAAACTCTATGCTCAATACGGTTTGTACATTGCCGAATCTACCGGATTCAATAGAACCGGTCATGCTGAACAATTCTGCGAAGTCATGGAAAGACCGGCATTGAAAGACTTAGTGATTGAAATCACCCACAATGGCAGTAAAATGTATCTAGGGGTTTATCATATTGTCAAGAATCCCCCTGAATATTTTAAATATCAGCATGAATGCATAAGCAAAGCATTCATGGTTTTGACCTTGTTCTTATATGAAAATAATGAGTACCATAAGATTGTTTCCGGTTGCTGCGGTATGACCGCAAATGGTGGATTGAGTGTCGATTATGACTTCAAAAGCCGTGAATTTGCATATGTTGCTGGCTGGAGTGAACAATCAAAAGAGATTGAAAAAGAATATATTGAACACCTCTGGAATGACATGTACAATACCTACATTTCAATAAACCTTGCAATGCTTGATACATCATCTCAGAAGTATATTGAAAAGACTAGGACAATGAAACTCAAGCCATTGTCGCAAATCAATGCCAAAGCCCCCGGAAAAGTACGTTTGAATGTATTTAAAGTGAAAGAATACATCGCTCACAAAAATGCATCTAAACATGTTGAAAAGGTTTGGAACTGTCCTGCATGGGGAGTTAGAGGGCATTATAGAAAATGCAAATCCGGCAAAACTGTTTATGTGAAACCTTATGTGAAAGGTCAGCATAAAGAGGAATACAAAGGTCGTATATATGAATTATAAATATAATATATGAAAAAACGTATTACTATTAATAATAAACTTTATTATATTACTCAATATAATACTAAAAACGAACTTGAATTGCTTGAATTCATAGAGTTAAACAATGATTTAACTTATGATGATTATCATGACTGTGCATTTGAGTTCTTTAAAAGACTTGGAATCCATGCAGACAACTTATCTGATTATGAGATTATCATCTTACTATTAAAAATCCGTGAATTTACTATCGGTACTGAGGTTAAACTCAATATCAAATGTCCTATATGCTCTAAACAGTTTGCAACAACTATTGATACATCAAATGTATACACAAACGCAATAAAAGACAATACCTTTGATGCAGATAACTTTGTAAGCAAAGAATACATTGATAATGCCGGTGAGGAAGTTATCCCAGAAGATACTGATTGGGATTTATACGAGGATTTAATAAAAAATCTTAAAGATTATTATAATATATATAACCTAGATTTTAAAATAAAATGTCCTCACTGTAATGCAGCAATTACCTTTTCTATTGACAGTATTCAAAAAGCATTAAGTTTTATCAGTGAAGAATCTTTACAGTCATTGATGAATACTATTCACAGTTTAACCTATCATGATAAATTAAGCCGTTCCGATGTTCTTATGATGACACCTTTAGAACGGCTTATTGAACTTTCATTGCTTAAAAAGAGTTTAGAAGCCTTGACTGAACAGCAAAAGACTTAGAACTCATCGATGTCATGTAATGACCTTATAAAGCGTTTCCATGCTCTTGAGTTCTTAATTTCCTGTAAAGTGGCACGACTTGTCGATTTACCAGTTTCTTTTTTAAAATTACGTTCAAACTGCTCAAGACCTGCTTCAACTTCACCGGACAGCTTTGAAACACGGATTTTAGAGTTTTCATGTTCATTCAAAGAACCTGAAAAATGCTCGTTGAGCAAAATATAGATTTTAAAATTCATTTGAGAGATCTCCTAAAAAATATTTTTATATTTATTATATATAATATATAATATTTATAATTTTTTTTGTTAAAAGGAATTTAAAATGTCTGAATTATCTAATAGAAAATGGGATGCACGGTATTTAAAAATTGCTAAAGATGTTTCTGAATGGTCGAAAGATCCGTCAACAAAAGTTGGTGCTGTAATTGTAGGTGATAAGCATCAAATCGTTTCTCAAGGATATAACGGCTTTCCTAGGGGTTTTAAAGATTCTTTAGACCGTCTTGAAAACAAGCCGGTTAAATATCAATATACAATTCATGCCGAAGCAAATGCATTGTATAATGCACTCTATAACGGTTCATGTGTAAACGGCAGTACTATATATGTTCATGGCTTGCCATGCTGTATAGAGTGTGCAAAAGCCATTATACAATCCGGCATTAAAAGGGTTGTTTATGATTCTAAACCAAAATCAAACTGGGAAGAATCAACGGCAAAAGCCTTGGAACTTTTCAAAGAAGCAAATGTAGAAACCGTATACATCGAAGATCTAAACTTGCTTTGAAATTGAAAAATATTCATACAGCTTTTGAGGTGTGTAGGTTTCCGGTTTATCAAGTTTTAAAAACTCTGCACACCATTCTGAACAAAAATAACGGTTCTTATGCTGATGAAATTTAATAACACAGTTTATACAACCGCAGTAATCATATTTGCAATCTTTAGTCTTATAATAAAAATCAATAAGATTCACATTTGATGTATTCATATCAAAGAATTCCCATTCATTCTTATCATAATATTGCTCAAAGTAATCAACACCTTTAAACGGTAATGCGGTGAAACCGCACATATAGTTTGACGTTCTGCGTGTAATTATTGCACAATGGGAAAACTTAGAAAAGGTGAAGAATCTGACCAAATAATCAATTATTCCCCCTTTCCCCTTGTAAAAACCTATCTGCACTTTCATTTTAAACCTCTTAAATTACCGGAATTTCAAATGTGTATGCTTGCCATCGATACTTAATCAAATTTGTATGCTGCATTCTAAAATCATCATCAAAGTAGAACTTTAATAATGACGGTGATGAGTACCGTGAATAATACACAACACCCTCACATTCGAATGAAATCTCTTTTGTTTCAAGACCCTCTGAAACAAATTCCATATAAATAATTTTGTTACCTCTGGCATAAATTACCGGACTTGCATTCAATACTAAACCATCGGTGTTATATATGTGTATTTTAAAATCTTTCTTAGCTATTGTATTATAATAAACCTTATTTATTTCAAATTCATTTATATATTCATTCCTTATGAAATTACAATCTTCAATACGTATTGTATCTAAATTAATGTTAAACCCTTCATCATCCCAAATCAAATTAGAGTTTAACTCAAATTTAATATTATGACGTGGATAAACAGGTTCTAATTCAGGAACATAAGCCGGTGCATTGTTAACGTATTCAATGTCTGGAATTAAGAATTTAACTGTATTAAATACACGTTCAACGGATGTATACAGCCATTGATTCATAAACACATTGAAAATGCAAGGATATGTATTATCATCCTGTGTAAGTGTAAGCAATCTGCCGCTTAAATCAATATCAACGTATTTAACAGAGAATAAAATATTAAATGTATCAGATTTATTAGTATAATATTTATATATATAATCATTATTTAAATTATCATTATGTAACATGGTCGGTTTGTTAAAGATATGCACTTTGAAATTCTTATTTGTGATGTTATCTTTGTATGTTTTTACAAGATAAGAATTCAAGTAAACATATTCCTCAGATACAAAGGTGCAGTCTTCAATTGAAAGATTCTGTATGCAGATTTTTTGATTTGGGGTTAATTCTGCAAACTGCAGTTGAATGTATTCGGGGGTTTCCTCAATCACAGTATCTTCAAAATTTGAACTTAATGTGATTGTAAATTTATTATCATCGTTTACAATTTCAGAATCTATAAACAATTTTTCATAATATGGAACAATTTTACATATTTCAAAGTTTGCTATATCAAATCCGAGATTTGCAGATTCATTAGATATAGTAATATCTTTATCAGTAAATGATAAAATGTTTTCAGACTCGTATTCAAAGATACAGTTACCGTTCAGATTGATATATGTAACCCCATTAACCCATAATGCTTCAACATTGAACCATTCACCTTTGATCATCTCCGGGGTAAAAGGTATCAAATCATCATCATTCAATGAAATTGAAAAACACGGTGTATAAGTATCACTTATGTTTTTATATATAATCTTTATATTTAAAAAGAAGTCACTTACAGTATCACTGTTTTCCTGCTGATATAATCTTGCTTTGAATGAGATCTTAACCGGATGTTCATCTATAACTAGATCATTCGTTGCATGATAGGTAAGTTTACCTATACCATCAACGATTGCAGCACTGTGACAATAACACGGAATTAGATTGTCATCATTACGTTTAACTGATTCCACAGTACCGTTAGCCAAGACAATAGCCGGAACATCTGCACTGTTTTCAAATGCTGTGCCGTATGAACCAACATCATATAAACTGAAATACTTACCGTAACAATTCCATTTCAAACTCATAATCTTTAACCTTTTTTACTATTATTTATATTTTTATTATAGAAGTTTAAAAAGTTGCTCAAAATGCTAATAAACTATTTGGATTTGATAAAAGTTTATTAACAGTTTGAAGGGTTTTGTTTACTTTTTAACCACTTGTAAACCTTAGAACACAGTTCTTGACTGTTACAGAGCCTAAAAATGGCTCAAAATGATGATAAACTATTTAAGAATCCCAAAAGTTTATTGCATGTTTGAGCATATTTTTTGAAGTTTTGTTGATTTTGGGGGTAGTTTGATGGTTCTTGAACTGGTTCAAAACCTATAAGATTGCTTTTGAAAACACTCTATAATGCATGGGGTTAAATTTTTTTTGATATTGTCATGAAGAATACCCTCAGGAAACAGAGGAAGTTGAAGTCAAGCAAGATGATGGTACAATCAAGAAAGAAACTAAAGTCATAAGAGAAGCATCTGAGCATTATTCATTACGCTATACTGAAACTTTAGTGGTTGAATGCGCTTACTTAAGAAGAGAAAACTCTCGTTTAAAAGAACGTCTAAGCAAGATTGAAAAACTTTTAAACATATAAATGAACTGTCACTAAAAATGTGACAGTTCTTTACACTTTTTAAACTTTTGTATATTTTGAACCTTTATCTGACAATGTAACAAGAATATTATTGTCAGATAATTGTTCATTATTCATTCCATGAATGATTAAGAACACTTTATCAACTTTCATATCATTTATAATATCAATACCGGTATAAACTGCATCGGAACTGAAATATTTAAATGTTTCATCCATAAACAAAACAGATACAGAGCCTAAAGAATTTGTTATACCTTTTAAGAATCTTAAATCAGCCTGCAATCTCTGACCGCCGGAAAGCATGGTATAATCAACGTATTTGTTATACTCTTTCACAAACAGTTTAATATTTAAGGTAGGTTTCAAAGAGCCGTTTTGCATTGTATGCACGGTTTCAACCTGTAAGAGTTCATCTGTATTAAGGTATTCTGAAACACGCTGCAATAATGATGCAACCAGTAATCCTTTATCACTTAAAATTTTAGTATTGAATTTAGATAATTCATCAATAATATTCTTTTGATCAAGAATATCAGCTTTTAAACTATCTAATTCAATGTTTAAATTTTTTATTTTTTCATTATTATATATAATAGTATTATATATTTCATTATTAATTTTTGCAATTCCAATTTTTTGATTGAACTCATTCATTTCATTTTGAACATTTTGAATCTGCAGATCTAAATCTGCAATATTCCCATGCATAGCCGCAATATTGATTTTCAAGGATTCTGTATCATCGTTCTTCAATCTGATTGAGGTAATAAGATTGTTTTCAAGGATATATTCAAAATCAGAAAGTTTTTCAAAGTTTGCTTTCAATCCCTCTTTGAGTTCAAGAATTTTATTCTCATTCATAAGAATAGTATTCTTAATATTCATTATCTTATTGTTTGAATCAATAATTCTGTTATTCTCAATAATCCTTGTTTGTTCATTCTGTTTCAAAGTTTTTAAATTTTCAAGTTCGTTATTAAGCTTGCCTATGCCCTCTTTAAGTACTGTAATCTTATAATCAAGGTTATCAATATGCCATGGCTGTTTACATGTAGGGCAAATATCAGGATGATTTACAAGTGAATTCAACTTATCATTACCTAGGCTGATTTTATTAGAAAGTTCTAAAATCTTTGTATCGTATTCTGCAATTTTTGCATATACATCATCAATCTTTACAGTTTCTTTAAGTTCTAGCGGCTGGGTGGAAAGCCTTTGATTTTCTTCCTTTAACTCTGTAATCTTTTTAAGGGCATTGTTAATAACAATGATCAGACTTTCTGCATTTTTCTTCTTGTTTTCAATGCTGATAATCTCACTGTTTGCTTTGATAATGTCATTACTTAAATTTGCTTTGACATTGTTGAATGATTTAATCTTTTCATTACACTTTTCAATATTTGACTGCAAGGAAGTCAGATCTATAAAGGTACTGTGTTCCTGATTACTTGCATTGTACTCAGTTAATGAGTTCAACTGGGTTTCAAGCTTTGCTATTGATAAGTTCTTTTCTGCTGTATTATCGTTTAATTCCTTAATCTTACTTGAAAGGTTATCAGTCCATAGTTTGATGGTATTCAAACCGATTAATTTGCTTAAAAATGATACACGGTTTGTATCACTCATATCAGAGAATATACCGGTGGAACTCTGTTTAATGTAGATTAAATTCCAGAAGTCAAGGAAACCAAGTTCTTCCTCTAAATCTTTCTGCAAGTCATTTTTCTTGTTGGATTCAACGTATTTTCCGTCTTTGCTGTATTGCAGAGTTGATAAGGTTCTTTCAATAAGGTATTGACTTCCTTTATACTCAAAGCTTAAAGAGCCGGAAAATTTATCAGTATAAACGCTTTGATAATCACTCTTATTATAACCGCTTAACTTGCCGAAAAACATAAATTCAACAAGGTTGAACAAAGTACTCTTTCCAGCACCGATTTCGCCTTTAATGGTGGTAAGACCTTTGTATTCATTAAAGTTAAAATCAAGTTCTTTAATAGATAAGAAGTTCTTACATTTAAGTGTATTCAAAGTTATTCTTAAATCTGGAACACTTGATTGTATAGTGCAGTCTGAAATAACTGTATTAACAATTGATTTTGATTTATCTGAAAGGTTTTCGGTAAACTGATTTATAACATTCTTAGGATCAATATCTAAATCCGAGATGGACACGTTTTTAAGTTCATCATCAAGTTTAACTTCCTTAACCTTTACTACTGCATCTTGATTATTGTCGGTAGCGGTCTGCTGCATTTCCTTTGCTTCATCATCGCTTTCGGCATACTTGAATTCAAGAAACATTCCTTGAGTTGAAATTCTTGTTAATGTATCGCTATCTAAATCATACAATACAAATCCCACATCCGGCGAATCCGAGAAAGAATGCATCAACGGTGTTCCAAGTGATACCAGATTGTCTATACATTTATAGATATGGATATGACCGCAGAAAACCTTTTTATAACCTTTACAGTCAATATAATGCTCACTGAACGGACTCAAAGATTTATGAGCATCCCCGTGACAAACAAGATAATCCGCATCTTTTCTCTCAAAATTGTTCGGAGTCCATGAATGAAAATAAACTTTTTTATTATTGATCTCTATTATATTATCATTATAGATATTAATATTGTTTACATCATCAAGTAATGAAATCAAGGTATAGTTATTGTATTCAAGAATATCTGTCTTATCCGTTCTTACTACTAAATCATGATTTCCAAGAACAAGTCTTATGATTGCATTGCTTGCAATATCTTTTAAGAAGTTCTTAACAACTGCCATAACCTGAGGGGTACTTTGTGCTGTTAACAGCAAATCACCGGCAATCCATACTTCTTTTACATTATTCTTTTGTATTGTATCTATAATAACATCTTTAAGTTTTAAAAACTGATTGAGTCTGAAATCATTCTGATTATAGTTCCGGTATATACCGATATGAATATCTGATAAAACGAGTACATTAAACATTGAAACTTCCCTTATTTTGATAATATTGTTTTGTATTGTACAAAAACATTATGCAGACTTCAAGATGTTTTATGCTTTCAAAATGATGATAAACTATTTGGATTTGGTAAAAGTTTATTAACAGTTTGAGAGGGTTTTGACTGTTTTTAACCGATTGTAAGGTACTAGAACTAGGTTCTTGATGGTTACAGAATCCTAAAAGTGGGTCAAAGATGCAATAAACTATTTGGATTTGGTAAAAGTTTATTAACAGTTTGAGAGGGTTTTGATTAGTTTTTAACCGATTGTAAGGTACTAGAACTAGATTCTTGATTGATGCAGAGTCTTAAAAGTGGGTCAAAGATGCAATAAACTATTTGAGTTTGGGGAAAGTTTATTACATGTTTGAAGTAGTTTTAAGGTTTTTAACCACTTGTAATCATCTTAGAACTAGGTTCTAAACTGTTACAGAGCCATAAAAGTGGCTCAAAATAACAATAAACTATTTGGATTTGGTAAAAGTTTATTGCATGCTTGAAAGGTTTTTGGGTGTTTCGATGTTTGGAATTGCTTTGAACAATCTGTCAAGTAATTTTTAATAAATCTGTGACGTATGTCACAGATTTTTAATCTTTTTTGAAATAGCACTCAGTACTAGTACCCACTTTGCAATCAATTGAATAATGTTCATAAACAGAAAGTCTGCCTTGGGTATACCCAAAAGCAAAAACCAATATTGCAATTATAATGAGTACTACTAATTTTAGAAGTATTTTCATATCATCATCCATGGTGGCTAATCCTTTACAATGCTTAAAGGTTTGCGGATAACGTGACTCTTGATAGCATCTCGAATCATGCTGTTTTTTAAAAGTTTGCTAAGAACTTTTTTCAAATTCTTGATTTTGCTCAAAATCTTATCTTCCATGATTTCAAGAACAAAATCATATTCATCTTCAGGATTAACAATAGCAATATCAGACATTACAGCATGGCTGCCATCGGGCATGATTTTATCATAGTTTTCAAGCATACATAATGCATCAACGTTGCCGATGTTATTTAAATGTTCCTGTTCTTCTGCATCACAGTCAAGTTCTAACATATAGTTCATACACTCAACACATGCCTTACACTCTGAGCCGCTATCGAATAATATGCATGGTTTATCTGTATGCTCGAACAATTTGTTTATAATATGTATATATGCAAATGCCGGTAATCTTGCAATTTCATCGGTAGTTACAATATGATAGAATTTATCAAGTAAAGTAGTATGCATAGTTAAAATCCTTTAAAGTGAATCATCATCAATAAATAAATCATCAATAACATCATCAATGACTATATCTTCAACCTCATATTTTTTAATAAATGCTTTAACATCTCTATCTTGTAATAATCTTTTTAAAACTTTTCTTAGATTTATATTATTATTATCTATTATCATATCATCAAGGATTTTCATCATGAAATCATAATCTGCATATTCATCATCACATGAATTAACATCAAGATTAACCGTACACTCATCATCATTCATTGTTATTGTGAGCATACATGCATTATTTTTGATATTTTCAGAATGATCAATCAATTCGTTAAAATCAATGGCATTCTCAGTTTTTGAGTTCATTGAATCGATAAATTGTTTGCAATTATCTACATTTGGGAATACAAAATACTTGATTTTTTCAGTGCCGATTTTTTCAAGTAATAAATTCAAAATGTTTGCTGCAAGTCCGAGTTCCATATTACATATTTCACCTGTTAACAATATATAATGAAACTTATCAGTCAGTGAATTAAATTCCATACAACGTTCCTCATATTTATTTTTTAGTTCAGTTATCAAGTTCAAATAATGTATTATACATATAATTAAAATCATTAAAAATATTATATATCATATTTTTTAATGAATGATTTAATATTATGATCTTGCAATAAAGTTTTTAAAATTTTTCTTAGATTTATATTCTTATCGATAACTCGATCTTTGATAATATATTGTAAAAATTTTACAGTATCATTTCCATTTGGATTAACTTCTAATTGTACTGTGAAATGTTCATCATCTTTGCACATTGACAGTATACAAGCATTGTTTTGAACATCATCACTATCGTTTAGCAGTTCATAAAAATTGATGGCAGTTTCGCATTGTGAATTCATCAAATCAATGAACTCTCTGCACTTGTTCACAGCTGGAAATAACATGTAGTTTGAATTTTTATCTGCAGTATCCATATATATTGATGCTACTATATTAATTGCTAGTTCGAGTTCTATATTATACAATTCATTTGTTGTTAATATATAATAAAACTTATCTGTCAATGATTTAAATTCCATACTCTTTACACTCCATATCTATAAATATTCTAAAATCTCAAAACCATTTGCATATATTGATTTTTTAGTTCCATCATCGAGATAAAACCATCTACCTTTGATTAACCCGATGCTTTCATACTCTTTAGGTCGTATTTTACTGTTTTTATTTGCCCTTGACCATATTAAGTATTTACAACGTGCCTTTTTGCCTTGTTCTTCTTGCTTTTGTTTAATTTCCTTTGCTTTATTCTCTTTATGCCGTTTGGCAAAGTTCTTAAACTCATTTATATCAAAGCTTTCAGGTTCAAAATAAACTTCATAATAATCCGTTTGACGGAAATATTTGCCGGTATGATGCCATTCACCAAAACTTTTCAAAAAGTAATCACGTAAAACCGAAAGTGATTCACTGGATATGATTGATAATTGTTCTTCCGTTGCACCTAAAGATTTAAGACCTTTTGAAATCATCTCTTTTGTGAATCTTGATTTTGGGTATCTACCCTCTTTTTCTGCATGAACGGCTCTTACAGATTTCCGATTACCAACATAACCCATATCCCACCCCCTAGCAAGCTTGGATTGTTACTTCCTGTTCTTCTTTTTCTGAAAGATTTGCAAGACGGTAGATTTCCGTCAAAAGGTTCTTAATATTACCGGTCTTATAGAGTCCTGAAAAATCTTCCCCACGGATGCAGTACATTCCGTATTCAATATGAAACTTTTTAGAAAGTTTTTCAATCTCTTCAGTTGCTTTGTTCTTGTTTGTAGTAATCATTAATAAATCCATAGTCTTTTCCTTATTTCCGGTCAAAAATATTCAATTTTTCATGCTGTACAGAGCATTAAAATCTCAATCAACTCCGTACAGCACGTATCATTTTTTAATCATCGTAATACCGGTCATCACGTCTGAGGGAATCTTCATAAACCCCATCTTCAACGTATTGGCAGTATTCATCGAAATACCGGTTAAAGAATTCATCTGACCTGTTATCCTCTGTCTGCATTTTTTCATCAAGGAATGCATCCCATTTTTCAGGGTTTTCACCGTTATTGCTGATGGCATTGTACTGATCATCGTACTTCTCATCAAGAAACTCACGGAATTTATCATCATCGTAAAAACATTCCGCATAGTCGCTTTCAAAACCTTCTTCGATAATACAAGCGGCGATCTCTGGTACTGGATCTTCTGCATCTGGTTCAATATCCCAATCTAACATATCTTTATCTCCTTAAGGAACTGTCCCTAAATTAAATCCAATTTTGGGACTTATTTGAACTATGATATACACCATGTAGTTCAACCTAAAAGAACTCATCATGCATAAGCATATTAAGTTGAAACCTTAACCTTATTCGGATTTCATTTTGTTTTAAGACTCTATAATAGTGAATCGCAATTTTAAAGTTAAATTGCTTTTTACGGCATTCTAACTTGATTCAAAGGCAATACTTCCTACGTAAACCCCGAATCAAGCAATCGTCTTTTTATAGTGTCTTACGCCGTAAGAACGTATCTTAGCAAGCGATTTTTTATTTTTAAATCTATAGACTGTTTCATTATCATGACATTCATCAATGGAAACTCTATACTGTATTTTGTTTTCATTGATGAATATACTTATTTGTCTGTAGTTATCAAATGTATTTACTTCTTTAATCTCTTTATCTTTATTACCGCATTCTTCCAACGATTTAATAATAAAGTCTTTAACCTTATCTAAGGAATGAAGATATTCATTTGTATCTACCCAGTCTTTATCGAAATTACCATTTTGAAGTCCTTTTACTGCTCGATAACCAATTTCATACGCACTTCTACACATATCAGGAATATTATGTCTGCAGACAATATTTCCTATGATACTTGTATAAGCCGGATTAACACGTAAAATAGTAACACCGTTTTCTACGGAATGTTTGAATAATGATTGAAACACTAAATCCCTATTCCATTTAGAGTTTCTAAAACCCTTGCAATTAGAATCAAAATCCAAATCTTCAATCGCTATATATTTGCACTTATAAAATACTGCTAAATCTGAAATGTGTTTAGCAATTTCCTGAATTTCATGTTTTCTCTTATTGGTAAGATATTTATTGCCTTCTGAGTTACTAGGTTGGTTTAATTCCTTTTGAACCTCAGTTATAGTACTCCACTCCATAACATATGCTTTTAGAATGTTTCGGATATGACTATCTTGATCGACATCAAAAATTGTAATACCGATATAATCAGGATTCAAATCCATCGACATGATTCTATTTGCTAAAAGATTATGATTTTTAGGAACTGTAAGTAATTTTTGATTATAAGTTATACTAATATAATCATCGCCAATAGTATAAGTAATCGGGATCTGTTTAGCATCCTGTTTTTTCTTGAGTTGATTTAAGATACTACATCTTTTATCAAATACTTTAAAAACAAAAACTACTTTACCCTTAACAGAAAATTCAAGAGTGTGTTTATCTTTAATTCTAACACGTCTATTACCGTGATATTGTTTTTCGCCTTCTAAAAATAAAGGCAAAATTCTTAGTTTTTTAAATTCCTTTTTTGATAATGTGTGTTTAGATGTTTTAATTAGATTTTCTCGTTCACCAAAAACGAGTTTATGACCGGCTGGTTCGCCTTTATTATCAACATTATGACATTTATAAATCTCATATGCTTTATTATACGCACATAAAATCAGATACGAATCCATTAAATCAAGGTTCTTATAACCTTTGATATGTTCGTTAGCATCATGGCATGTTAACTTCGGATTATCAACAAATAAGTTATAAAAAATATGAACAAGAGATGAAAATTGCTTTCTTAACTTCTCTAAAAGTTCTTTATCACCAAAGATTATCTTATACGCAAATTTAAGAGTAATCATAAAACTATATTTATGACTTTTCTTTTTGCGTCTTTTTTTAGTCTGCTTTATATTTTTTGTTTTGGCTTTTAACTTTTTCATATTTTTAATAAATTTATCATCATATTAAAAAGAAGTATATAACACCTTTATTTATATGTCAATAAAATTGTTTTTTTTTAAAAAATGTGATATACTTCAACGTTTTTAATCATTATCTATACTATTCATTAACAATGAAACTAAGGTTAATTAAGCCACTAAAATTGGATTTAATTTAGGGACAGTTCCTAATAACTTTTGCATTCTACTTTAAAATTCTTCATCTTCATATTCGTCTTCATCATCGCCCAGCAAAGCATCATAAAGAAAATCCTCATACTCATTTTTATAGTGGTCAAAGAATTCATCTGAGCGATTGTCTTCTGTGTTTGCTTTTTCGTTAAGGTATTCATGCCATTTTTCATTATTTTCACCGTTATTTGTGATTTTTTCATAGTCATGGTCATATTTTTCGTCAAGATATGACATGAATCTGTCTTTATCGTAAAATTCCTCTGCAAGACCGGATTCAAACCCATCTTCCATTATACATTTTACAATACTGTCAACATCTTCATTTTCGTCAATCATTTTTCACTCCTTAAAAAGCGTTTAAATTCATGTGCCGAAAGTTTTCGGTAGCATTTGGGCATTTATCCATTGCAGCCTTAACAATCAGTTCTAATTCAGTCTGAGGTAGATTGAGCAATGCAATTGCACTGAATAAGCTGTAAGCCTTTTCTAAACCGTAATGACGCTTGCCATAATAGAAGTTTCGTTCAGCCCATGGCTTATTGATGTTGCTGATTTCATATTCCTTGCCGTCAACCCAGATGTAACAGTTAATTCTACCGTCTTGGAAACCTACATTTTCCGGGGTGATAACGTATTCTTTTCCGTTGATTTCAACTTCATAACAGTTTTTGTGTGGATTCCAATATTCTTCAGTATCCGCATGTTTATTGTATTCTTTGGTCATTTTCAATTCCTCTCTCAATTTTCAGTAACTTTTTCAATTATACTACTCTACATGATATAATCTATATCCTTCTGCGATGAAACAATTTGCTACATCGTATATATCCATTCTGAGTTCATGGTCTTTCCATTCTACACTTCCATCAATACTGCCGGTAGTTACTTTTGTTGTTCCTTTTTCAGTAGGTTTGAGTACAACAACCTTGGTAATTATGTAACCGCAATCTGTTATATTGGTTTTTCTTAATTCAATGTTTTTCATTTTCAAATCCTCTCTCAATTTTCGATACACTTAGTATATTACAAGAAAATTCATTTGTCAAGTACTTTTTTCAATTATTTTCTATGTGCCATTCAAGTTCCTCAATCTTTTTCTTTTCAACTTGTTTTGAGTCTTTAGTACCCTTATAGAATGATACTAATTTTGCAATCTCATCTTTCGGTACACCGGAAACGTTTGCATCTGCAGTCATTTCAAGCCATGTGATAACAATTTCAAGTTCTTTCACATCATCTTCAACGGCTTTCATGTATTTTTGAAATTCGGTTTTAAAATTCATTTTGACTCCAAGATTTTTAAACTTTCTAATAGCAGTTCATTGTATGATAAACTCTCAACCTTTGTGATATAATCTACAATCTCTTTCTTGCTGCATTCATGAGTCATAAAATTGATTGTAAATGTTATCACATCCCATGCTTTGCCCAAGATGGGTTCTAAATCATTACTCATCATCGCACTCATTATCTTCTTCCTCTATGTAATTGTTAATATAATCTACAAGCCAAACCCAGCCCATCGGGCGGTATTCAATACGTTTTAAATGGTTCACAAAACCGTTTTCAACTTTAATCACAATATCAGTTCTTTCAAGACCGGTTTCAACCACATCAAAATCCGTGAATTCTGTATTTTTATTTGTGAAAAATCCAACTTCTTTCGCCCATTCGTTCATATCTTTTAAGAGTTCTTCCTTATTGTCGTATGAAATACCCATAAGAACAATAACATGTGGGTCTTTAATATTATATAATTCTTCAATTTTCATAATTCAAATTCCTAATACATTTCAGTCACGGTGCAATCAACAATATCATTTAAAGTCACGCATACTAAAAATCCGGCATCCTCTGCAGAGAATGCTTTAACGGTTTTTACGCATGGGTAGCCATTATGCTTATAATCAACACAGTAATTGCGTTCTTTCTGTGTTGATATATGAATATATCCAAGTTCTTTGCATTTTGCCTTGACATGGGTGGCTTCTGCAAGGGTTCTTGCAATATAAGAATGCGGTACATTCTTATCATTTGCTGTAGGGATTAAATAGCTGACTTTATACATATTGTTAACATCCTTTAGTTGTTTGATTTATGGCTATATAGTATTATAAAAATTATTAAAAGTCAAGTATTTTCTAAAAGAAAAACCGTGATATAGATCACGGTTTGAAATATCGATGTTATAAATGGTTAAAAAAGACCCCAAACATGCAATAAACTTTTGCGATTCTTAAATAGTTTATTGATACTTTGAACCCTTTTTAGGACTCTGTAACAGTTTAGAACCTCGTTCTAAAGGTTTACAACTGATTAAAAAGTAATCAAAACCTTTCAAACATGCAATAAACTTTTACCAAATCCAAATAGTTTATTAGCATTTTGAGGGTCTTTTATGGCTCTGTAACAGTTTAGAACCTCGTTCTAAAGGTTTACAACTGATTAAAAAGTAATCAAAACCTTTCAAACATGCAATAAACTTTTAGGAAACTGAAATAGTTTATGTGCATTTTGAGGGTCTTTTATGGCTCTGTAACAGTTTAGAACCTCGTTCTAAAGGTTTACAACTGATTAAAAAGTAATCAAAACCTTTCAAACATGCAATAAACTTTTAGGAAACTGAAATAGTTTATGTGCATTTTGAGGGTCTTTTATGGCTCTGTAACAGTTTAGAACCATGTTCTAAAGGTTTACAACTGATTAAAAAGTAATCAAAACCTTTCAAACATGCAATAAACTTTTACCAAACTTAAATAGTTTATTGATACTTTGAACCCTTTTTAGGACTCTGTAACAGTTTAGAACCTAGTTCTAAGATGATTACAAGTGGTTAAAATCAGTCAAACACCCCCCAAACATGCAATAAACTTTTACCAAATCCAAATAGTTTATTAGCATTTTGAGGGTCTTTTATGGCTCTGTAATAGATCAGAGCCTTGCTCTAAGGGTTTACAAGTGGTTAAAATCAGTCAAACACCCCCCAAACATGCAATAAACTTTTACCAAATCCAAATAGTTTATCGCTATTTTGAGCATGTTTTGAAATGCAAAGCATTCAAAAACTGCTTGCACATGCAAGAAAACCGTTGTACAATGCTCATGAATACCAATATTGTGTGCAACCCCGTCATTTGATTTATATGACGGGGTTTTTTGTTATATAAATACAATAAAAAGGCTTTTTGCTATGGTTTCAGAAAAAGAAGTACTTGAAATATTTAATAAGTTCCCCGAAGTGCCGGAGAGATTTAAGGAACATTTGAAATCGCAAATCAAGTGGTACACTTTAAATGGTGAACGGTTTACCTATCGAACATGGCTTGAAACCATAAAGATTGAATGTGAAAAGTATCAAGACCGCAAACACGGTTTATATGAAGTATTCTGGAAATGAAGTTGTCGGAAATTCCGACAGGTTCAAAAGGGGTCAAAAATGTTGAAATACACCTTTTTTAGTATTTTTGGATTAACATTTTCAGATGTTTTGATGTTTGAAATTGCAATTTTTGTTGTTTTGAACATCGTTTATTTAATATTTTTCAATAAATATTAATATATTATTATATATAATAAGTAAAAAATTTTTTTTTGAGAAAAATTATGAAATTATATCGTGGAATAGTTGTTGATAATAAAGATCCGCTAAAACTCGGAAGAGTAAGGGTGCAAATTCATAATGTAACCCGTGGTTCAGATTTTGAAACTCTGTACTGGGCGAATGTTATTCAAAGTCCTACTTTCGGGCTGCTAAATGGAATTGGATTTTCAAATGTTCTGAGAAAAGGAACAAATGTTTATCTGATATTTGAGGAAGATAACCATTGTTTTCCGGTGGTAATCGGAACAATTGTGGGTCAATCTGAAACTTATGAGGATGTAAATTTCCGTGACCCGGATGCAGTATATCCTAAAAAAGATTTACAAAAGATTTCAGACTATGCCACGGAATCAGTACCTAAAGATTCAACCGATTTAAAATCCGATTTTATTGATGGTGAATGCGGTGCAAAATCATGGGTGGAAAACACAGATCAAGGATATTATCATCAACAGATTTTCCGTACTGAATCCGGTCATCAAATACTCTTTGACAATCGAGAGGGTAATCATAGAATTGAATTAAGACATGCTTCCGGCAATGCTGTAATACGTATAGACCCCCAAGGGAATATCTCTATATTGAATGATGCTCAATGCGGTATAGCAATTAAAAGTTCCGGTGATATCATCATTGAATCCAAACAGAATGTAAGGATTAAAGCCGATGAAAACATCGTAATGGAATCAAAGGATTTTACAAATCATGTAGAACATGATGAGAAACACTTTGTAGGCAATGACAGTGTTGAAGAAGTCAGCGGTAATACCCTTAAAGCATATGGTGGTGATTACTGCTCAGATACCAATGGAAATACGCAGATTAACACGGCTGGCGATACTAACTTAACATCTAACGGAAAGTTCACTGTGGGTTCAACCGGTGCTAAAACAACGGTTAGTTCAAGCGGTAATATCTATCTTAATACCCCTAGCAATATATCATTAAATCCGGGGGGTAGAATGTCAATAGATTCAAATCTTGATGTATCAGGTGAATTTATTGCCAATGGCAGAATCAACTCACCAAATTCAATCCGTTCACCTAATATAAAGGAAAGTTCAACCCCAAATGCTCAAATGCTTGGAGATTCTTAGATTTCAGCTATGCTGAAATCGTTAGCAAGAATTTTGAGTTTTCTTTTATCACTTTCGGTATTAAGCCATGTGTTAAAGGTTTCCTCAGATTCTTCAAAATCAAGTTTAACCAGCATCTTATTGAAACCGTCAACCTTAATGACGGTTTTCAAATCCTCTTTATTCCAAGTTCCAAGACCTTTATAATAATGAGAAACTTCACCTTTATTTAAAGGTAAAGTATCTTTAAGGCTGTAAGACCATTTTTGAATTTTATCATTCTTAAAAGTGGCTTTTACGGGGGTTTCAAGCATATAGATTTGGTCTTGCACTTCCGGCAGATATTTGAATACAAACCCGCTTAATAAGGCTCTTATGTGATATCCATCCACATCCGAATCAGTTGCAAAGACTATATATTGATAGTTTTCATTCTTTATAATCTTATATAATTCAGAAAGTTCTTTATTAGCTATAAACTTGCTGTGAGTACTTGATAATACATTTAAAGGTTTGCCTTTTAACTTGTAATATGACATATATTCTCGTCCGAGAATAGGCATTAGACCGCCTTGTGCGGAATCACCCTCAACTATGACTAAATACTTCTTTAATCTAGTTGCTGGTGTGTACTTATCAGATTTAATCTTCTTTTGAACTTTATCAAGATTTTTAAGTTCCTGTTTCTTTTTAAATTCTTCCTTGATTTTGAAAATATCAATAATAGGTTCGATTAAATCTTCATTCTTTAAAATTGCTTTACTGAATGAATCTAAATCCAAATCCTTAAAATATGAGTTCACCTCTGCAGTGGAATTAGTGATTTTTTCTTTGGTCTGTGAACTGAACTTTGCATTGGTGAAGTTCCGCATAAACAGTACAAGGAATAACTTGTTTTTAATATCTGCAAGTTTGATTGTCTTGTATTTTTTAATCAGCTTATCACGGATATTGTTTGCAATCGGATTGATGATACAGTCAATATGAGTACCCCCATCGGGAATTTTTAATCCGTTTACAAATGAATAATGTTTAAATTCATCATCACTGTTTGTCATAACAGCAATAGAATAATTTTCTGTTTCTATTATATTATATTTAGAACTTGAAAAATATTTTACAAAATCATTAAAAGATTTAACTCTTAAAAGATAATCATTAAATTTGACTTTAATCTTAGGAAAACATAAACACATATTCAATAAACGTGTTCGGATAAATTCTATATGCTCTCTGGTGATTTCAGTCAATCCGAACTTTTCTAAATCAGGTTCAAAATGAACATATACGCCATGCTTTTGAGATGTTGTAAGAACTTCTTTCAAGTCTTTAGCATTGTTTGAAAATTCACAGGTTAAACGTTTCTTTCCATCATCTGAAACACCGATAAAGATTTTACTGAAACAGTTAGTACAAAAGCTGCCTACACCGTTTAAACCTAATTGAGCCTGATTCTTTTCATCATTGAAATTTGAACCTGATTTTGCACTTCCCCAAGCAACGGTAGGCATCCATTGACCGTTTACCTCTTTAACCGGGATTCCGGGACCGTTATCAATTACTTCTACATATTTAGAAGTTATATTAACTGAAATGCTGTTACATTCTTTGAAATTTGTCTTGATTGCAATATCAAAAGCATTATCAATAATCTCATTGATTATCTTTAACAATGCAGGAACACACTTGAATGTACACAGTTTAAATTCATTGTCTTTATATAGATAATCATTATATTCGGTTTCTGAAATACCGCCTACATACATTGACGGTCTTAATAAGATATGCTCTCTGTCGCTTAATACTACAATATTATTTTCCATAAAAATTCCAAAAATAAGGAACTGTTTTTGAAACAGTTCCTAAAACAATTTCAAAATATATATTACCAAATTTCAATTCCCGATGGAAGTACTAAATGACCTTCATCGTTCAATACTGCAACCCCGTTAGGCACATTCTTTTCGGTTTGAGCAATAAATCCATCCGATGCATCATCTTTAGTTACAAAACCAACGTCATTTGTAAATTCTGAAAGATTGGTATAGGTTTTAATATCTGTAAGTTTAGCATAATATCTGCCGATGTCAAGTTTTACATTGCAACTGCTGTATAAGTGCCAGTGACCTAAATCGTTACCGTCTGCATCTTCAAAATCTGCAGAATAAACAGGCAAATCAACTGTTAAAGTGCCGGTTCTAGGGTTGTTATTTGCTGTTTTAACATAGAAGTCTTTAGTTTCTATGATTGCAGGAGGATCGCTCTGCAAAGCCGGTCTTGAACTTTTCGGTATTTCAAAACTTATTCTTTCTGAAATATCATCAAGATTTACATTTCCACCAGAACCGCCGGAACTTTGAGATATATTAACAACTGTGGTATCTACAAATGGATTGTATTTAAACTGATTATTACCTATATTAAGTATTAAATTATAGGTATTCAAATCAGATGAAACACCGGTATTAAAAGTTTGAACGGTGGTAAACACAGGATCACCGTTCAAATCATCGTAATCCTCAGACTTTTTAATAAAGATATCTGCATTTGTTGCTGAACTCGATTTAGGAATATCAATAGTTAAATCATCGGTATTATCAAATGTTCCGATTGGATCACCATCATAGGTGAATGTAATTGCATAATGAGGCTCTTTCGGAATATCAATAGTTACATCATCGGTATTGTCAAATGTTCCGATTGGATCACCGTCATAGGTGAAACTGATTGCATGTTGAACCTCTTTCGGAATATTGATAGTAGCGTTCTCGGTGGTTTTAAATTGCCCGATAACTTCATCATCATAGGTGATAATTAAGGTCTTTTCATCAATGCTTTTTGGAATACTTATAGTGCTGTTACTTGCAGGATTGTAAGTACCAATAACATTGTTACCGCTTTTTAAGGTTAATATACCGCTGGTATTAGGTATCTGCGGTATTGACTGCCGTGGAAGTTTAACCAGAACATCAGGACCGTCAATGCTGTATGTCCAGTGAGTTGACAGCATTGTGTTCTCTTCAACATCACCATATGTGATAATTAACTTTGCACGTTTGTTCAACTGTGAAAGTATTTCAAAGTTATGGTTTAAAACACCACCCCACTGGGAATCACCATCTTTAACAACATAAACACCGTTGTTTATTTGCGATGTTGTTTTATATGTATTTTCAATATTTGCCATATTATCAAACCCCATTTTCCGTCTTTTTATATATATATTTATATAAATATAAGAAAAACCTTAAAATTTATGATAGAAGATTTATTTGATAAACGATTCGGTTATGAATCAATAGATTTATACTTAAATGATAAAATAGTACCATTTGAGTACATTCAGCATTTCATCTCGAAAATCGAGATGGACAGCAATCTTATGGTTTGCGGTATCAGATGTATACTGATTGCCGAAGATGGACTGTTTAAATATACCATTGCCAAAACAGTTCAGGAATTCGGTCCAGATGATACTATAAGAATTATTATTAAAGATAAAGATAATAATACTATAGACCGAAGATTTAATTTTGTGAAAGCAACCGATATGGGGTTCGATCACGCACAGGGTAATCAATACATTATTGAGTACATAGACTGCTATACTTTTATCACAGTTAATTCAGAATACACCAAATATATAACTGCACACGGATATAAGGGAACACCTTTAAACATCGTTAAAAGTGCCTTAACCGATGCATTTGTGCCTATTGTTGAAATCAATAAAACACGCAAAGAAAAAAGTATAGAACTTGATTTAAAACGTTTTAAAAGCAATATGCCGGCAAGCAAGGAAACCACCGATAGATTTTCCATGGATAAAACCATTGAAAAGAACATCAAAGAATTTGCTGATTTGAATAATATTATAATATTTCAGGATTTTCAAAAACTTCATATCTGGCAGCATATTTCGGTAGACCAGCTAACACAGATTAATGACCAAGACGGTACTGAACTGTTTTCCGAAGAAAGCCATCAATTATATGCTAATCATATCTGTAATAAAGTTAAAATGCCAAGTGGTACTGATACCTTATCAAGAATAAATTTCAAAGCATATAAAAACATTGACGGTATTCACCATGAAATGCAGCAACTTGACTTTGACAGCTTTCTACCAATGATCACTATGAATAATAATGCTGATGTCTATAGGAATCTAAGACAATCATTAGATACCTCATCATCATCAAAACGTGATACATTAGAGTTTCTTGTTAGAAAAAGTTTTGTTAAATATATATCTAATAATACTTTAATAATTTTTGTAAGACCGTTTTTCAAAAATATAAATGTAGGTACTAAAGTTTCGGTAAGAATCCATAATAATACCGAATTCCAAGGTGATCAGATGGAAGGTGATTTGGAATATAACGGTAACTGGCTCATTACTCAAAGTACTATATGCACTATCGGTCAGCATTTAATCTGCAGACTTGTTTTAAGACGTTTTGATAATCAGAAACGTACTGAAACATCTATGAATAAAACTAATAGTCAGTTTGATAATAATACTGCATTCTCATTGAATAAACCTGTTAATGCACCATCAAATAAACTTAATGAAACTTCAAGAGCAAATCTTGACAGAGATTTGAAGAAAGACGTTGAATCCCGTGTTTCTAAAACAGGGGTAAATGCAAACTCAAATAATACCCAACGTAAAACATGGACTGAAAAACCTTCCGAAATGAAAACCGAACCGGCTATCTATCGTGTTAAAGAAAATACTAAAACATTAGTATCTGAGTATGAGGAAAAACGTAAAACATATCTTGAGGCTAAAAAGGAAATACTTTTACAGGCTCAAAGAATTAAGAACGGTATTGATGCAGTTAAAAACATCAAAGACCTTGCAAAGAATATCCGCAGTGTCGATGATGTTTTAAACCTTGCTGATAATATCGATAACTTCACAAATGATGTTATCGATGGCTTTACAAAGAACGATAACTAGCGCACTGTCGAAGATTTTTTGACTTTTGATCTTGCGTACTATCAACTGTTCGGAAATTCCGAACAGTTGATAATGCCTTTAGCTATGTTGTAAAGGTGTATTGATTTGAGTTATCGCGCAAAATAGAATTAATTATAAATATTGATTATTGCCTTTAGGAACAGTCCCTAAATTAAATCCAATTTTTGTGAATCATTTTAGTTATCCTCAAATATGAATTTTGATTTTAATATAAATAGTATTATATAATCAACAAATTATCAAAACTGTGATTTATATCACAGATTTTATGATTTGAAAGGTATATTATACAAATAATAAGATAAACAATTTAACGGAATATAAATGACATATACAACATTAAAGTTAAAACACGATCCTAGAGGAGATGTTGATGCTTTTACGGCTCGTAGAAAGCAGTATAGTTCATTATTCCGTATTTTATATAATAAATTAGTTGATAACCCATCTTTAAAATATGATGATGCAGTAAAGATAGTATCAACATATAAAAATCTTGAATTGAATGATTCATATTTAAGGAATGCAGCATTTCAAGATGCTAAAGCAGAATACGATTCAGATATTAAAAAAGATAATAAAGGTCATAAAGTTATTTTTGGTGGAGAAGATAATTTTATAGCTAGACGTAAAAAATTAATTACTAAAGAAGAATACAAAGAATCGAGATTGCGTCCATTATATGTTATTGGCGAAGCCAATAAAGGCGGTAATGGTAGATTTAAAATTCGTAATAGACGCTATATTGATTATTACGAAAACGGAGAAGTATTATTTAGCTTTAGAATTAAAGATAAACGTTCACGTATGTTAGCTATTC